GAGCTAACATTTCTACAGCGCCATCTTCTGGAATGTGAATAGTAGTCTCAGGACCCCACTCAAAAGGTTCTACATCTCCTTTAACAACCATAGGAGGATGAATAGTAAGATCCATAGCATCGGCTTTTAAGTTCTCCAAGTGATCAATACGATATTGTAAACCTACTAGATTATCTAATGGTCCCATACCATAAAGATTATCTGGTCTTTCTCTCCAGCCTACATGATGTTTAGTATCTCGACCAAGCCAGGATGGATTCTCAATGTTACGAATAATATAGCTTCTATCAATGATAGTAATGATTCTACGTTCTAGTAGTTCACCATTTACTTCATCATAGATGTCACCTTCAAATTCAAGGATCTCAACTAAACCTGATTGATAGTATTCTTGTAAAGAACCAAAGCCATCAATAGAAAAACCTTCAGCCTTATTAATATCTTCCATCTTGAAAGCTGATATGTTTCTACGTACAGCTATAGCTTGATCAAAAGCAGCTTGATCATATTTAAGATCAGGACGATATTTAATATCCTTCATTAACTCACCTACTGATTTAACATAGCGAGTAAACTTAGGAGATTCTCTAAAAGATTTAGCTGTAGGATTAAATACAATATCAAATGGTGAAATACGTTCTAGTTTAGGACCTTGATATGTAGTAATCTCTTGATCAGTATATTGATCTTGATGTCTTTCATTTAAGTATACAACATCAGCAAAGCAGTTACCATAGTCAATATAGTCATATACTAGTTGAGAAACTGTTTCTCTAAAACCTGAATCTCTTAATTTAGTTTTAATATAAGACTCAATAGCTCTACGTTTATTATGAGTAGAAGCTTCTAAGTTATAACCTTCCCACTTAACCCAATCATCATTAGGGAATAAAGCATCCATGTAATTAGCATGAAGGTTATCTCTAATCTGTGTTAGTTTAGGAAGAGTAGTTTTATTCTTCCATGGTAGTTTAGAATTGGTAGTTTTAGTAGTATCAGTAGCAAATAGATAGTTACGTAGTTCTCTCCACTCTGCTTCTTTATCATCACGTTGAATCCACCAATTATTATATAGACCTGCTAGCTGTCTAGCTAAACTTTGTCTATTAATTAGTTGTCTTAATTGTGCTACTTTCCCTGCCATAATTTTTCCTTAATAAGAAACACCACCGAAGCGGCTGTGAGTAACTATGTTTTTACCTATTGAAAATGTTCCTACTCTATTCTTAGGTATAATTGCTATTGAGATAGCATTAGCTAATGCGTCTTTAATATCGTCATGAGGAGGATGAGCCATTACTAGTTCTTCTTCTAATGACTGACAATTACCACCTTTGTAATGCCATATTTGCATGTTATCATACTTAGGTTCTAATACAGCTGAAACACGTTCAAACTTATCACCTAAAGACCTAGTAGGTCTAAATTCATCAATTGAGAGAGGTATACCATTAGGTTTAAGATAACTCTCTTTTAATTCTTTTACAATAGTTTGTTGAGCTACAGTAATCTCAGCTCTAATCTTTCTAAAGCCCCACTTCTGCCAAGCAGTCACTATATGTTGATAGTAATCTACAATACGATCTGTCTTAAATCTATCAATGTCTAGTACATAGTAATTACCTTGGTGATCTACACCAATAACAACTAAGGCTGTGTAGTCAGCTTTTTTACGAAGAGAGAAAGCAAAGTCAATAGCAGCATAAATATTAAGCTTCCTATCTCTAATGTACCAATCTCCTTCTTTATTTTGAAGTATAGATTTATCAAAATATTGAAACTTTTCTGAGCTAATCCTTGCAACATCTTCACTATTTGGATTATTGTAGTATTGTGCATAAAATTGTGTAGCATCAATGTATTTAGCTTTAATTCGTGCTAGTTCTTTATCATCAAACCCAAATCGTTTACCATCTGCACGAGTTTGTTTAGGCCAAAGGAACTCTCCGTTGGTCTCAACCACTCTTTGGAACAATTCATATACTTCTTCTTCTGAAGTAATGTCACCATCATCACCATAAATAGTCTCTTTCATTCCTACCATGGTGTCATAAATATCTTTTGGATGGTATCTAGTACCTACGACCCACTCTCTCGCACCTGGATTTTCAATGGAAGCAAGTTGAGAATAAGCTGCCTCAACTTTCTCACGACCATCAGCTGTATAAGCGTTCCCAGGTACAACAATGTCATCAAGAACAACAACGTCAGCATGAAAACCTGTGGTATTAGATGTAAGACCAACAGCTTTACAAGTTGCATCTCGAATCCCTTCTAGTTTACGTTGAGGGTGATCAACAGCAATTTCAGAAACTGCCCATTTCTCACGTTTACCTTCTTCAACATTAATCATCTCAGGCCAATATCTACGATAGATAGGGCTATCTATAATCTGTTTAATAGCATAAAGCTGTTTCTCAGCTAAATCAGCTGTAGCAGAGACATATAGAATCGTTGTTTCTGGAAATCTAGTAATCCACCAAGCAGTTCTATATGCAATCAGCTTACTTTTCATGTGTCCACGAGGAAGTAAAACTAATTGGTTGTTTTTAGCTTCTGAACGAGTCCACCATTGTATTAACTCTTCATGAACAGCTCCTAACATTAAGTGTGGAGCTACTAATTTAATAAAGATTGATAAGTCAGCCTCTGCTGATTCTCTAATCTGATCTAATTTATCTTTCATCTACTTCTTTTTAGGAAAACCCTTTTTCATATTTGCATATGCTTCAGGAGTTATAGTACTCTTTTTCTTAGAACGAGAGATTCCTTTTTTCTTACGTTGATTGATATTATAATACAAACCTTTTTTTACCATTTTACTTTATCCGCCCAGTATGCAGCTGACATTTTACCCTTAGCTATGTTACTAGCATGACGAGCTTTAAATGACTTTTGTCTAGCTTTTTGTTTAGCAGTTTTAGGATTAGATCCTGCACCACTTACACCTTGTTGTCCAAAGCGAATAAGCTTTTCTTTATCTCCTACTTTAGCTAATACAGCATGACTCTTTGTAGGATGACTTGGTGTACGTTTAGGTTTATTATAACCTGAAAACTTTTCACTACCCTTTTGGATCATAATTTCTAGTCCCTTTATTGTCTATAATTAACGCTTGTTTACGAGGTTTATAACCTTCTTCACAAAAGCTAATATGAATCCAACGATCAAACTCCAAAATAACTTGATCATATTGAATATCACTAGCCAAAATCTTTTTAATAATGTCTTTAGGTGTTCCAAAGGATGGAGAGATAATATCTGCCGCCAATCCTTTCGTGTGTTGACTTGTCGGTTTGCTTCCAAGTAAGTTATTAACCACAATAGACCGATAGCCACTATTAATAGTAATAGGTCTTCCAAGTAAAGCTCTGACACGTTCTAATCCTTCAGCTAAAGTCTTTAAATTAGTTAAAATCAAAGGGCTGGTAGGAGTATTGTCTATTCCATGCCTATCTGCTATTTCTGATGCTGTTAATTCTTCTAGAGTAAAGTGCTCTGTAAGTTTCATTTCTTCTTAATGTAGAATAAACTACGTTCACCAAATAGGTAGAATCCTACAGCTGATGCAAAGTTATTTACTTCTTCTGTAGCTGTACCATTAAGATGCATAACAGCCCAGGTTGTTAATACAAGTAACCCAATAGCTGGACGCATAAGTCTTACAACTGCTTCTACCCATGGATATGATGGATTACCTGCACCAGCTTCATTCATGACCTTGAAGAATTCAAGATCAATTTGTTTCATCTGAGTATATTGCTCAATAGTAGCTGGTTTAAACTGATCTGGAGCTACAAATCTGTTGATTAAAGACTTACCTAAGTCTACAGCTAAAGGTCCTAAAGCTGCTAGTAATGTTATTGGGTCCATTATTTAAATAAATTATTTAAAAGTAATACAATGACTGTACCAAAAGCACCAAGAAGAATTTGTTCTAATCGTTTTAAACGAGCATTAATCTGCTCATAACGCATAGCACAGATTTCTTCGTGTGTACTTAGTCTGTGATCTACTTCATCTATGTTATGTTTAACCATCATTAACCCCAAATAGGATCTTCATTAAGCACCTGTTTTAAGTGCATCTATTTGTGCTTGTAGTTCTGCTATTTTAGCTTCTAGTTTTTCAATTTTATCTTCAAAATATTCTGCTGTACCAATTGGATATGCCATGATTAAGGTCCTATAAGTTTAATTACTTGAAGTGTTAATGTTGATGAAGGTCCATTTGTTGTAAGATATAAACCAGTAGTGCTATCAAGAGTACAAGATCCTCCACAATTTAATGGACTTTTTACTGGTAATATTTGTGCAAGTGCTGGAGCAGGTTGCCCAGAAACAAACTTCATAATACCTATATAATTAGTATTATTTGTTGGAAAAAATCCTATAGAACCATTTATAGATCCTCCAAGAAAAAATAGAGGAGTAGCTGATTTTATACCAGGAAAATCTATAACACTAAATGGTATATATGAACCAAAAGTTACTGTTGTTCCAGATACTGTCCATCTCATAGATCCATTAGAACCAAATACAAATACTTCAGTAGCTGATAATGCATATACTGTTGGAGAATAACCAAAATAAGTTAGTTGTGAAACATTAGCAATACCATTAGATACTGCTGTTCCTAATGTAGGAGCAGATGTTCCGCTTATAGTTATAACTCTTCCTGAAATAACACCTCCAGAAGTAAGTTGAGCCCAGAAAGCAGTAGTAGCTGTTAAATATCCTATAGATCCTTGAGATGTTCTACCACCGCTACTAGCCCAACTTGCTGATGCCGTTCCTATAGTAGGGGCTGAAGCTCCATTATGTTGAAAAACTGCACATACCCAAGTAGAAGTAGAACCCGTTGCATATGTACCTAATACTTGAGTGCTATTCATAGCTACAGCAGAATCAAACCATCCTATACCAAAAGTAGAACTAGCTGTTGATACTGATAGTGTAGTTCCACTAATAGTTAAACCATAACATATACAAGTTGCTGTAGTATTACCTCTTGATATAAATACCATTGCTGTTGTAGATGAAAGAGCTACTAATTTAGCAAGGTCTAAACCAAGTGTTGTTCCTGTATAAATTAATGTAGGAGATCCAGCTGTAATTGTAGTACCTGAGATAGTAACCACAACTCCATATAAATTTGCTAAAACAGAACTAGCATTACTATATACAAGAAGAGCTGATGTAGATGATAAAGTAACTATATTAATAGGACCATATGCATTTCCTCCATACTCAAAATTCGTAAATCCAGCATCTGTAGCTATTGTAGTTACTGGTCCAAACCCATATATAATATCTCCATTTTGAGTTGCCCAAATACCATCAGCAGTAGAATTATCTGTTAAGAATAGTAATACAGATTGACCAACACCTAAAGTATATATAACAATACCAGTACTACTATTTTTAATATTAATTAAATTGTATCCAGAATTTACAATAACAAAAACAGGACCACCTTTTGATAATGTTGTAGCATCTGGAAGAATAACATTATTATTTGAGGAGCTTGTTAAAGAAACATATTGAACTCTATTAGAACTAGAAGTTAATGTAAGATTAGATGCAGATGTTGTTGTTGTTGAGTTACCAGCAACGGAAGGTGCCGCTGCAGATGTCCATGTAGTACCATTAGATGTTAATACATTACCAGAGGTACCAGCTGCAGGTAAATCTGAAATAGACCATGTAGAACCTGTATAGGTTTCATTAGCACCAATGTCTGTATTATAACCTGTTTGACCTGCTACAGGAGATGCTGGACGAGTTGCTGTAGTCCAACTAGCATTAACTATCCCTGTTGATCCATTAAGGGTAATTGAAGATGATGGCATTATTTTGCTCCTTCTAGTGCTTGTAGTTTAGCTGCGATGTCTGCTAATTGTGCTTGTAGTTCTGATACTGTAGTTTCTTTAGCTTGTGCTTTAGATGCTTCAATTTGAGCTTGTAATACTGGCACTTGAGCTTTAACAGCAGTAACTGAATGTTTAGTACCAACTACGTTATTAGCGATATGTGCTTCTAACTCAGCGTTAGTTAATGTTAGAGGACCAGGAGCTGTGATTCTTTCTACTCCGCCTAAACTAATTATTACGTCATTATAATCCATGTTATTTTTCCTTTATTAACTTGCTGAAACAAATTCAATACCAACTTTTGTAGTAATAGCTGTGCCTTTAATTGTTACGTTATCCGTATATGTGTAGTTTGTTTTAGCACAAATTAATTGAACAGTTTGCGTTCCTGTTGGAATGCTATTATATGCAATATCAATAGTATGTGGTTTTGAATACTGAGCATTTGTTGCTGTAGAAACTTGACCATACATTTCTTCATATGTGCTACCTACAGCATAAGTTTCAAGAACTAACGCACCATATCTTGTAGTCGTGCTTGGTGCTTGAACAGTTGATTTACATAACCAATAATTTGTTGAGCCAATTCTAATTCCAAACGTAGGTCCCCCACCTTGAGAGTTAGTATTATTTTGTATTCTACCCACAAAGGAAGCAATTCTAATAATACCTGTAGTTGGGATAGATACACTAAATGATGAACCAAAATTATAGTATGTTGATGAAGGGTCAGCAGTTAAAGCAATATCAGTAGAATCTGTTACAAATTTTAATACAGGACCACTAGCTGCTGGAGCAGAACTTACCCAAGCTGTACCATTAGATGTTAATACATTGCCTGAAGTGCCTACAGATGATAAGCCAGTACCACCTTGTGCTACACCTGTTATGCCACCAGTACCTACAATCACTGTACCGTTTGTAGTAGGCAGAGTTAATACCGTAGTACCCGCTACGGCTGGGGCTGATATGGTTACACTGCCAGAGGTATCTCCAGCTACGACTATACTTGACATTATACTTGCTCCTTATATGGGTATTTTGCTTGCACTGCTGCAACAGCATCAAGCCATTCTTGTTGTGTCTTAATACCACGTTGGTATTGAAAGAAAATAGGATCAGAGTCTACTGGGTATGCTTCTAATCTTAATTGTGATTGATTATCATTATAAGTTAAAATTTGACTAGGTGTCATATAATCATCAGATACTTCAGATGAAGTCATAATACCAAATACAGAAGTATAGTAAATTGAATCATCAGCAATCCAACCATCTGCATTTTGAGTTACAGAATTAAATGGTCCTAGTTCATTTTGATCTGACTGTATTAATATATATTTCATAATTATTCCTAGTTTTTAAATGGTGATGCTAGTGTTAGAATATCATATTGATTAAAACCATTACTATTTGTATAAGTAGATGATATAAACATAGATTGTGAAGAACTTAATATTGTTGGTAATATATAATTATTATATACCGCTGGATTAACCGTCATATTTAAAGACCCAGTATTAAGGTTAAATGTACTTGCTGAGGGGTCTAAAGACCAATAATTAGTACCTGATATTACTATATATTCACTAGCTGATACAGAAAATCCCATTCCTATTTGATTAGCATTAATAAGTCCTGGAGAATAAATTGGAGCTAAAGCTAAAAATCCATAAGATGCAGTTGCTGTGTTGTAAGCAGTTGCTGTAAATGGTTTATAAGTAATATCAGAAGATATAGCTGTTGTAACTGTAGCAGTGCCTACATTAGATACATCATAAAAATATCCACCAGACATTACTTTAGTTCCAGCACTATTTAGTACAAAAGGATACCATCCAAATCCACCACATGGTGAACATGTAACTCCAATCATTTGTGTAGTTTGTGATGTTCTTGCTCCATTTGTCATAGTATTTGTAGATGTATCGCAATTAATATATCCTCCAGATTGATATACACTAGCTCCATTAAATTTATCATATACAAAAGTAGTTAATGAGGTTCTTGATACATATGGTGGATTTTTTGGACCAGTGCCAGTGTTTGTAGCTGCCGTATTGCTAATCATTCCATTTCCAATAGCATTAGTTACTGTTACTGTTGTTCCAGCTACTGTGACTGTAAACATTCTAAGATCTAATAAAAGTGTAGTTGTTGCAGATGAACTACTATTTACATATCTTTGTGCCATACTCAAGAAAGCATTATTAGATCCTAAGTAACATGCTCCAGCTTGTACATACATAGAAAAAATAGTATTAGCTAATGTAGATCCAGTTTGCATTGTAGAAAGGTATAATGTTCCACTTACAATAGCAAATCCCATATAATAATGTCCAACTGTACCTCCTGTACCTTGATTTCTTGTACACCATTGAATAAATCCTCTATCTACTCCATCAGAAGCTCCTGCTAAATACTCTGCATATACATCTGTTCCAGTTACAGTAGTTATTGTAATTTCAGATCCATATGTAATAGCTCTTGTGCTAAGGTTAAGGGTTAATAATCTACATTTTAAAACTGTCAATGTACCATCAATATACACTAAAACACATTGAGTACTTGTTACTGGAATAATAAGAGCATAATAATAACTAGAAACTAATGTCATTGGTATCCAAGATAAACCATCATTTAATATTGGAGGATTACCAAATTCCCATACTCCATTAGATGTTGATATATCTTTAATTGATACAGTTAAAGTTGTATTTGGTGAAATATATTCTCTTATTGTTCCACCATTATCTTTAATTGCTATACCTTTTGATCCAGCATTATAAATAGTAAAGTAATCATGCCCAGCAGTTAGGGTTGTAGCATTAGGCATTACAATAGAACATCCAGTAGTAGTAGCAGTTACATATTGTAATTGATTAGATGATGATGTTAATGTAAGAGTAGGTGAACCAGATGTTAATGCAGTTGTTGTTACTCCAGAACGACCTGGTGAAGCACCATTAACTGTTAATGCTCCTGTAACTGATAAACCACTAGAAGTAATAGATGCTACTGTAGATCCGTTAGATTGGAAGTTAATATTACCAGAAGCATCAGCTGTTGTAGATAATCCACCAATGCCAGATGTTAATGCGTTAATTATATTTGCCATTTATTTTCCTTTATAAAACTAACCAGCGTGATCCGCCTGGCACTGTAATTGAAGCACCACCACTAACAGTTACTGGACCTACGCTTGAAGCGTTGTAACCTGATGGAATACTATAGTTTGAACCTATGGTTGCATTATTAACAAATAAACCATTACTTGCTTCTACTTCTTTTGCTTGTAGTGCACCATTAGAAGGTTGGTATAAATAATTAGAATTAGATGTGTAGATTGTAGCAGGAGTACCTGTAGTAGCTGCTGCAAATAATGGATATAAAGCACTAGCAGTAGATGTATCGTTTGAAAGAGAAGCACCTGCTGTAATACTTGCCCATGACGCTGTAGAACCATCTGTTGTTAAATATTGACCATTGTGTGTAGCTTGAGCAGGTAAAGCATCTACTGTTGCCCATGATGTTGAAGTACCGTTGGTAGTTAAATACTTACCTGTATGTGTAGATTGGCTTGGTAATACTTTAGTTTCTGATAAAGATGTAATCCAGCTAGGATTTGAATAGCTACCTGATGTTGAAGCATAACCAGCTGAAGCATGATTACCCCAACCATAAGCAGTATCAGCATTAGTACCTTGAGCTGCAGTAGCATACGCTGTTGAATTTGTTGTTGCTGCTGTACCTAAACCTAAATTAGTTCTTGCTGTAGATGTACTTGATAAGTCTGATAAGTTATTCGATGCAAGTAAAACACCAGCAGCTGAAATGTATGCAGCAGTCCAAGCTGATCCAGTATAAACTTTCATTGCTTGACCTACAGTATCAAAATATAAAGCTCCTCCTACAAGAGCATTACCATCATTATCTAGAGTTGGTGCTACTGCTTTAGCTCCAAGATAACGATCATCAAAATTATCATAAGCAGCTAGTGTAGCATCACGAGCAGACTCTGCTGCTGATTGTGCTGATGCTGCTGCTGTAGCAGAGGTTGAAGCGTTGCTAGCAGAAGTTGAAGCACTACTTGCACTACTTGCTGCATTTGATGCAGATGTAGATGCATTACTTGCTGAAGTACTAGCAGAACTTGCTGAAGAACTTGCACCACTAGCTGAAGTTGCTGCACTAGTAGCTGAATTAGCTGCGTTTGTTTCTGACGTAGCTGCATTAGAGGCAGAAGTACTTGCATTAGAAGCTTGTGTCGTTGCTGTTGATGCTGCAGAAGTAGCTGTAGATGCTGATGAGCTAGCTGAACTAGCACTAGAAGCAGCGTTAGTTGCACTTGTAGAAGCATTAGAAGCACTTGTTGCTGCGTTAGAAGCTGAGGTAGATGCACTTGATGCTGAGCTAGCAGCATTTGTAGCTGATGTAGAAGCTGCAGAGGCACTTGCTGCCGCAGCTGTAGATGATGTAGTATTAGATACTGATAACCAGCTAGAACCACCCCATACATACATTTCACTACCAGTAGTATTGAAATATAATGCACCTGTAACTAAAGTGTTACCATCATTATCAACTGATGGAGCTGAACTCTTTTGGCCTAAGTATCTATCATCGAAGTTATCATAAATAGTTGCAGCTGATGCAGCACTTGAAGCTGCTGATGTTGCACTACCTGAAGCAGCGGTAGCAGAGTTAGCGGCACTAGTAGCACTGGCTGCTGCTGCAGCTACTTGTGCTGTAAGACTAGTACCACCTACTGAGATTGTATTACATTCAAGATCATCTACGTTTTGAATACTGTTGCTATTCATGTCGAGATCATTTTCCATGGTGTTAGGTTCACCAGATGGATTATCTCGATAGAGTACTTTATCCTGTAGTTCGTCTTCTAGCTGAGTAAACGCATTGTTTAATTGCGTAGTGGTTGCATATCCAGAAGATATACTAGGTAAGGTGATTTTAGCCATTACGTTTTTTCCTCATTGCTTCTTTTGTTAAATTTGTTTTAGCTGATACAACTCTTAAATTCTTTTTGCTATTAGATCCACCAGCTTTAAGTGTACGCTTGTGATCTACTTGTCTGCTATCTCCAACCTTAAGACCCATCTCACGTCTAGCAGCATTACGTTTTGCTCTATCTTTAACACGACCTGGTTTAGATGACTTCTCCCAGCTTAGTTCTTTTTTGTAGTCTCGACGACCATTAGTCATGTATGGCATGGTTATGGGTATAGATACTCAGGACCGTTGGTCTCAAAGTATAACCTTGCTAAATCTGATAGTGATAAACCTGATACACCTAAGTCAGTCTCAAGAGCTTTCTTTAAACCATCATTGTACTGAGTAGGGTAACTCTTCGTAACACAGTAAGCTCTGAATGTATCAGCGTTTGGATATTTAAGCATTATTGACAACCTTTAAACCAATTCGTTCAAGATCACTAGCAACGTCTTTGTTCATTCCTAGGATCTGTTTCTTCTCACGTTCAAGTTCTTCCTTGGAAGGACGACCTCGTTTTGTGAGATAACCTTTTTCAACTAAGTACTTTGCAGCGTTAACACCTTTAGCGTCATTATCAAGTGAAGAAGTCATGAGGGCTTTAATAGCCTTAGCTTTAATTCTGATATCTAATTCTTCTCTCCACGCTTTAATCTCGTCTTTAATCGCAGGGATTGTGTCCCCTTGTAACTTTTGCCAGTGATCCCAGGAATTGAATACGTCCATTGCGAACTCATACTCAAGTCCTGGTACGTGATCATAGGCCATGTACAACTTCTTGAGGGAAAGATATTTAACACCGTCACGTTCAATATCTTCTGCTTTGAGGGTGAAGATAGGGGGATACTTCGCATCAACACCATAACGTAGCTCCCAGAATAGACTCTGAGTTCTATAGCGACCCATTTCATCTTTCAAAGAAGCATAATTTATTTTCATAGTCAAGACGGATTATTTAGTTTAGTTAAGACGAATTTATAGTTTACTTGAATAGTATATCATAAAATTATTAAATTGTCAAGTATTATTTGTAAATAGTTCTATAGTTATATTATTATAATTATATTATATATATATATATATATAATCTATAATTC